TGGTCTCCAGACATAGGGTTAGGCTTTTGTAGTGTGTTACCTTGTTTGTCTTTCATCCAGACATAACCCTGAAGCTCTTTAATTAAGTTCTTTGATCTTTGTGTAACAAATACATTGTTTTGGTTTATAAGGTTAATACCATACACTATACTATCTCTACCTTTTGTAACTGGGAATACTTGATGTCCATATGTATTTAGTTCTGCTATTGATTTAGGCTCTGCACTATCTGCCCATAAGCTCCCTAGTATCTGATTGTTTTTTAGGTATTGACTTATGTGTGAGTTTAACATTCCTTTTCTATAGAGTACTTCATCAAATATATATGCATCATCTAGTTTGTATAATGCTACTAATGCTGCTTCGTCAACAGAGTAACCAAAGTCTAATCCATGACATAATAACCTAGCATGTGGTGGTATTACACTTATTTGTTTCCAATCAGGAATACAAGCTCCTTCAAGTGTTCCTATCTCACCTAGTCCATACACTCTCCACCAATTAGCCCAATAAGAGCTTTTAGATGCCTTTAGACGAGCTTTCTCTATTTCTTTGATAATACTATCAGGAAGTTCATTATTGTCCTTGTAAGTTAATGTAATGAAGTTTGTGTCTTCTGTATTGATTAATTCTTTATCTACCCAGAATAAATTAGTAGGGTTGTAATCAAGCCAAATATCTCCAGAGGTTCTTATTGATAGTTGCTGGTAAGCTTCAAAGCTAACATTATTACACTCATTAATAAATAGATCTGTTCTTCTAGAACCTCTTAATTTGTCTGGTTGGTCTGTAGAAAAGAACTCTATATAACTTCCATTAGAGAATGTGTATTTTAATGTTGTTCTATTATACTTCTCTTCGTAATATCTGTTTAATCCTTTTAGGATGTTTAGAAAGTCTTTTAATGCTCCTCTTCTTAAATGTGGAACTGATTCAGATACTACACTTATCTCGCTGCCTGCATTTCTTATTGCCTGATCTATTAAGATAGATAGTATACAAATAGTTTTACCAGCAGAAGTTCCTCCTCTTACAATCTTAACTCTTTTGTCTAGTGCAAGAAGTTTGTCAAACGCTATCGTCTTTCTGACTCTCATTAATCAATAAACAGTGGAGTGTCTTCGTTTATTGTAATGTCTTTTGTTTCTCTTGGTTTACCTGCGTAGTAATTATAGAACAGCTGAACATACTTGAAGTCTCCTTTTTCTACTCCAGCTTTTAGAGCTTGATATGCAGCATCTTCTAATGGAGTTAGTTTCTCTATTAGATTTAACTCATCTGCTTTAGGTTTTCTACCTGCTCCTTGTCTTTTTCCTCCGTGTGCCATAACTTGAAATAACTTGATTAATCAATAATACAATAAAAAAACTTATCATTTGTTAAATTATTTTACTTTGTGTTAATATTTCTTTACATAATTCTATAGGCAACTTACTTCTTTCATAATTACCCTTTAATCCTTGTGTGCCAGTTTGGCTGCCTCTTGGTGCAGGTTGATGATGACAATTTTTATTACCATTAAAACATTGTTTTCTTGGCTGCCAACCATTTGGATTATAAATTGATTTAATATTGTTAGACCAAATATCTGTAGGTTTTGCTCTTGTATCACCATATTGACAATACCAAACAGTTGCTTTTTCAAGACCTTTTACAACTTCTAATTTTCTTAATTTACCTCTTGGATTTTCTATATACCAATATTTAGGTTTTAAATGATTTATAATATCTATTGTTTTTTGAACATACTTAACACCAATCAAAGCATTATTGGATTTTGGTGTATGGTCTTTGTTCCAATGTTTACCAATAGATGCTACACTAAAATAAGTACAAGGTGGACTTGCCCATATTAAATCAGGTTTAAATGGAACTTTAGATATATCAAATTCTAGTATATCAACAGAGTAATCAATATTAGGAAATTCTTTATAATCAGATGAGAAAGTTTCATAACCTAAATTTTTAGCTTCTCTTGTGAATGTGCAGCTTCCTGCAAATAATTCTAATACTTTCATTTGTTAAAACTCATTTAAATATCTATTCTCTATTTCCCAGTTGCCTGCATAGAGTTCAAAGGTAGTACCATCCTTTCTTGTTCTGATCGTACCTTTAGGGTAATAGTTACCCTTTTCTTTAAATTCTTCTTTGGTTACCCATCCACACACTGTAAGAACTTTAGTAAATCTATTTATAGATGCGAATATAAATGCATCAGCTATGTATCCTATTTGTGTGTCTAGAACATTATTCACATAGTAATCTTTAGGATCTACTTTTCTTTCCATACATTTGACATCTGCCTTGTAACCATTCCATTCAATATCATACCCTCCATCAAATCCTCCTAGTCCATCCATAAGGTCTATTCCTAAATGGTCTCTTATGGTGTTTTCTCCTACTATTCCTATGTATTGATTTCTCTTGTTGCCGTCTGCAAATCCTCTCATTCCAAAGTTAGTTCTCTCTACCAGCTTTTTACTGTAGGTGATAATATCTTCGTGCAGAGGTATTTGTAACATTAGTCTAACAAGTCAAGGCTGTGATATTTGTTTTTAAGTTCTTCGTATTGCTTTTTAAGTATAAGATAATTATCTAGTAACATTTCTAGATTATATTCTAGTTTCTTGTCTGCTTTCTCATATCCTAGATACTTTCTAAACTCTTCTTTTATTTTAGTGTAGATGTTTAGTAATCCTTCATCTTGCTTTGTCCAATAATCAAAATATTTACAGGCATGTAATACAGATGCGTGGTTTTTATTAACTGACTTTCCTATTTTAGTATAAGTCATGTTGGTGTATTGACGAAGAAGCTTATAATACATTGCTCTTGCTTCAACAAAATCTCTGTCTCTACAAATTAATGTGTGTTCGTTTTCTAGATCAATGTTAGTCTGATTTCTTATTATTCTTTTTAATTCTGATGTTATCATAATATTTGTTTTCGTTTATAGCTTTTAAAATTCCTGCACACGCTTCATAATTCTCTAGAGTTTCATAAAGCTTTATAGCATTTTCTAGTTCTTCTTCTGAAGCTCCAGCTGCTAAATCCATCAGTGCCATTAGATAATATTTTTCTATTTCATCACTGAAGAGTTCCTCGTATGACATATTCGTTTAATTCTGATTCCTTCTTCACAAAATACTCTTCAAATGTTTTAATTGCTCTCTCTAATTTTTCTTTCCCTGATAAATAAAAACTCTCACTTGCATCCCACATACCTAAATCTCCTTTGCCTTTATCTATTGCAAAGAAATAAAATTTATCATAACTCACATTAAATAATTCACAATAAATATAAAGCTGTATGTCATAAGAGTATTTCTTGGCTGAATATGGAAATGCTTTTACATCTGATGTTGTTTTTAAATCACCAATAAATCCATCACCTAATATATCCGCTTTAGCACGGAAGGGATAACCATGTAACATTCCAATAGCTGGTATCTCAAACTTTGCTCCTCTTGTCATTCTTTGCCACAGATCATTCTGTAGTAAAGCGTCTACTGTATACATTGCTTTGTCATAGTCTTTTCTTGTATATACAAATTCGTCTGATCCTATCTCTGCTACTTTCTCTGTGTATTTTTTTGTTCTTGCTGATTGTACTTCTACTATGTGCACAAGACTATCTACCTTATCTGGTTCTAATGCTGCTAAATGTATAAGCCTTCCTGCTTTAAAAGCTGGGTTGTCTGATTTAAAATTTAAACTTCTAGCGTAAGCTTTAGGACTATCTAGTAAGTATTTCGCTGATGATGAACTCAATGCTGTTCTACCTAGTTCTCCATAGTAAAACTTATCGTCATCCATTTTAGGAATTAGATCTTCTGGTGAATATTGTTTTCCGTTAAGTAGTGTTATTGTATTATTCATATCATTCTCCTTTTTCTAATTGGTCTTCTAATGCAGCAAGAGCTCTCCATGCTACCTTGCCTAGATGTAACATTCCATCATCATCAATAGGTTCTGTAGTGTGGTCTATTAGGTGTCTAGTTAAAGCATCTAGTTGGTCTGTTGATTTACTCTTATCCCAATGCAGAGGTTTGTCTGGATGATGTTGCTGGTTCCCTATGTAACTAATCTTTGATACATATTTAAGTGCTCTAGGAAAATACTTCAACACTCCAGTAAATACTGGCATTTCTTTTCTTTCTTTATGCTTACTCATAGTCCTAGCTTTTTTGCCTTATTATATTTTATAACAATCTTATTAGCTTCATTGAGTTCTGTCTCTACTCTTCTTGCTCTTTTAAGAGCTCTTATCTTGTCTGATCTATATGACTCTATAGTTTTTTCATATGTTCTTCTCTCGTATTCAAGATGTGCAACATATATTCCTATCTCTGCCAAACATCCTTTACAGAGTTTTATGTCTTCGTTGTTTGACTCTTTACCCCACTGAATTAATTTATTTCCGAGGGTCTCGTAGTTTGTAACGTATTCTAATTCTTTGATTAATTCCATTTTATTTGTATTCATTGTAAATTGCTTCTAGTTTATTATACACTTGTCCAACAAAGCAAGGACTACAATTAGTAAGTT